TAACAACTTCTGCTTATACTTCTGAATTTCTAAGAGATTGCTTAGATAGTATTAGAGAAACACCTTATAACATTTTAATAGTAAGCAATGATAATTATAAACCCAATTTAATTGGATATAATAGGCAATATAATTTAATAATAAATGATTGGAATGGTTGGGAATTAGCTGGAATCCAAAGAGGAAAAGAGAATTTTACGGAGTTCGTTCATTTAATGGATACAACAGTAATTAAAGATATTTCTTTGTTTGATAAGTTATTCGCAATAGAAGGAAATGTTGTATTAACTAAAGGAAACTTTCATTATATGGGAAAGTTCGTTAGTAAAGAGTTACCTAATTTACCAATAGTAAGAGATAAAAATGTTGCTATATTTCTTGAAACTAAATGGTTAGAGAATTATAAAGAATTTGAACCTGATTTACCTGTTCATACTAAAGTATTTGAAACAATGTATGGACAAAAAAGAATGCTGTTAGAAAATGAATATATGAAGAAGTGGAAAGGAACATTTTGGATTTAACAATTCGTTAGAGCTTATAGTATAAAGAGCCTGTAAGCAAAAAATAACTAAAGTCTTTAAAGTATTTGTGGTAGTTTCTCTCTCTCGCATATCTATCTTTTGGGTGGAAAGGTAGATAGCCGAGAGAAGCAAAACCGCCCTCACAATACAAACTCTGAATCCCTTAATTAGAAGAGTTGTTCTGTGGATAGGAGTATATCTAACGATACATCTGTCTGCAGAATTGCTCTCCTAACGAGAGTTAATGGGCGGAGTATTATCTAAAGTTATGGAAGAAGAAAAAGATTTAAAACCTTGGTTGTGGAAAAAAGGACAATCAGGCAATCCAAAAGGAAGACCAAAAGGAAAAACTCTCAAAGAATATTGTAGAGAATTTTTAGCTTGTATGACAGATGAAGAAAGGGCTGATTTCTTAGAGGGTCTGCCAAAAGAAACTATTTGGAAAATGGCCGAGGGAAATCCTCAAAATGATTTAACAAGTGATGGAGAAAAAATAGTAATACCAATATATGGAGGACAATCAATTCAAGGACACAACAGCAACGAAAAGAATATTCAACCTAACAAAGAGGATTAGGGCTGTTGCTGGTGGAACATCTGCCAGTAAAACTATCTCAATTTTAATATGGTGTATTGATTATGCTCAAAGCGTAAAGGATGAAATTATAACAGTAGTAGCAGAGTCAGTTCCCCATTTACAATTAGGTGCTATTAGAGATTTTCAAAATATAATGAAATCTAATGGTTATTGGAATGATGCTAATTGGAATGAAACAAAGCACATTTATACTTTTAATACTAATACTTTTATTGAATTCATTTCATTTGATAAATTCGGTAAAGCACACGGACCAAGAAGAGATATACTTTTTATAAATGAAGCAAATAATATTCCATATCTTATAGTAGACCAGCTTATAACTAGAACCCGCAAAATAGTTTGGATGGACTGGAATCCATCAGAAGAATTTTATTTTTATACAGAAATGTTAGGTAAAAGAGATGATATAGATTTTATTACTCTTACCTATTTAGACAATGAAGCATTAGACGAAGTGTCAAAATCAGAAATTGAATCACATAGAGGAAATAAAGAATGGTGGACTGTTTATGGAGAAGGTAAGTTAGGTGTTATTACTACTAGAATTTATAGAGATTGGCAGATTATTGACGAAATACCACACGAAGCAAAATTAGTAGCAAGATGGTTAGACTTTGGATATACTAATGACCCATCAAGTATAGGAGATGTTTATTATTATAATGGCGGATATATAGTAGATGAACAGTTATATCAGAAAGGAATGCTTAATAAGGGATTAGCAGATTTTATTTTAACACTAGAACAACCTCAGACATTAGTAATTGCTGATAGTGCAGAACCAAAAAGTATTGATGAGATAAGAAGTTTTGGAGTAAACATAGTGGGTGTTTCAAAACACAGAGGAGAAAGTAAATCAGAAACATTTGTTAAATGGAGTATTGGGATGGTTCAGAATCAAAGAATTTCAGTTACTAGGCGTTCGTTTAATACCATAAAAGAATATCGTAATTATCTTTGGCTTACAGATAAGAATGGAAAGATTTTAAATATGGAAGACCCAAAGTTTGCCAATCACTCAATGTCTGGAATTAGATATGTTATATCAACAATAGTAAATAATGCCACTGGTGGTATGGAAGAAGAAAGGGCTGATAGGTTATTATCACGCCTAAAAGGTTCAATTAATCAAACAAGATAATGGAAAGACCAACATTAAATGACCCAAAAGAATATAATTTAATTAAGTCTATTTATTTTAAAAACGATAGACCTTTTGATGAGGATTTAGACCCTATTGAAAGGATAGAAAGGTTAGAGGCTAAACAACGAAATAAAAATAAATCATCAAGATGAATAATATACAATCGGCATTAAATTTAATAAAGTCCAATTATGATAAAACCATAGAATTAGTAGATGGACTTAATTTTAATCAAAAGAAACAAATTAAAACAATTGAGTATTATAATAACTCAAAATATCTTAATGGTCAGAAAGACGAATTAGATAGAGAAAAGCCATTTTATCAAATCTTAAATGCTGTATGTGATGTAGAAAATACTGCTAAAGATTTAGATACTAAGGATATTAACATAACATCTGACGATTCTAATCATTATTTAGAATCTTGGTTATTATCAAAAGATATTCAAGTATGGATGAAAGAAAGTAATTTTGCTAAAACCTTAAATGATATGCGAGATATGCATACCAGATATGGTTCATTATTAGTAAAGAAATGTGTAAAAGATGGTAAATTAACATTAGAATCTCCAGAATGGAAGAACTTAATTACAGACCAAATAGATATAGTCAATAATCCTATTATTGAAATTCATTGGATGACTGCTATTGAAATATCTAAGATGGGATGGGATAAAAAGAAAGTTAAAGAATTACTTAAGAAATTAAAAGGTGGACTAAAAAGAATACCAGTTTATGAAGTAAGAGGTGAATTCCCAATTTCTTATATCAAACAAGCGGAAGGAAAACCATTTGCTCCTAAAGATGAAATTACTTATTCTTATCAACTTTATTATTTAGCTGGTAATCCTAGCGAAGACAAAAAAGATGATGTAGAAACTCCAATTGTTCTTTATTGGGAGGATGATACAGAAAGAGTTTATAAGTATCTTGCTAGAAAACCTAAAGCTGGCAGAGCATTTGGTGTTGGTGTAATGGAAGAAGGAGAAGAAGCTCAGGTTTGGACTAATGATGCTGTGCTTAAACAATATAGAGCAATGGAATATACTACTAAGGTAGTAAAACAAACAGCTTCCAAAAAACTTAAAGGTAGAAATTTATCAGTTGAAGCCGATGATGGAACAATTTTAGAAATTGAAGATAATAAACCAATCTTAGATGTTAATTTATTACCAAGTGGAGGATTACAACAATTTGCTCCTATAATTCAGCAATGGTATGACCAATTAGAAAAGACCACTTCTGCTTATGCGGCTCAAAGAGGTGAAACTCCGCCAAGTGGAACTCCCTTTAGACTTCAAGCAACAGTATTACAACAATCTTCTTCTGTATTTAAAACATTACAACAAGAATTTGGTATATTTATAACAGAATTATTTGAAGATTGGATAATGCCACATTTATCTAAGAAATTAAATAAAAAACATATTTTATCTTATGAGTTTTCTCCAGAAGAATTAAAAGAAATTGATAGTAAATTTTCTGCTAAAAATGCCAATAGAAGGGCTATTGATATGATTTTAAGTGGAAAGATGGTTACTCAAGAAGAATATGATAAATGGATTCAGGGATATGATGAGTTTATTAAAATTACAAAAGGACAGAGATTTATAGAAATTCCAGAAAACTTCTACAAAAACTTAAAAGCAAAAGTTACTGTAAATATTACAGGAGAACAAAGAAATAAAGCTGCTACACTTGAAACTATTGCTAACTTCTATCAATTATATATGGCTAATCCTGCGGCTGCTACTGACCCAATAGCACAACAATTATTAATGAAAGGATTAGAATTATCAGGTGCTGGTATTTCACCAATAACTATGGTTGGAGCTATTAATGAAAAAACAAAGAAAGACCAAGAGACGATTGAACAACAATCTCAAATACAACCACAAGTTCCACAAAAGCCGAAAACTAGTTTAACTGCTAATCCAAAATGAAATCACTAATTGAGTTCCAAAAAGATACAGATACAAAGAATAATGTTCACGAATACTTAGTGGAGTTTTTAAGAGGTGAAGCAATAAGAAAGGTTTTTGAAAGGGAAGATGTTAGTGCAGTTTCTGAAGCAAAAGAAATAATAGATAAAGCATTTGAAAACCTTGATATTATATTTAATCCCAAAGAGGAAAAAAAGGAGCGAATAAACGAAGCTAGATAAACGAATAAACGACCAGCAAGTCGGTAAACTACTTACAAATAAGCTCTGTAAAAAACTTATACCATAATCGGATGAAGGCAAACATCCTTAATAAATAGTCCTAAAAATTATGGAAAACGAAGAATTGGACAATCTTGAGTCCTCAAATCAAGACCTTGATGAAGGTGCGGACAAGGAATCAAAAGACACCTCAGATGAAGATGACAAGCGTTATCTTAATCAAAAAGTTCGTGCTGAAAAAGCCGAACAGGCTAAGAAATTAGCCGAAGAAAAAGCTAAACTCTTAGAACAAGAGTTGGCTAAGCGTAACGATAATAACCCACAACTTTCAGACGAACTAAAGTTGATTGCTCGTGGATTATCAGATGAAGAGATTGAGAAGGCAAAAGTTATTGCTAGAGGCAATAATATTACCCTCCAAGAAGCTCTTAAGGACGATATGTTTATTTCATATCAGAATAAATTAAGAGAAGATAAAAAGAAGGAGGAGGCTAAACTCGGTGCTTCAAAAGGTTCGGGTGAATCGCAAGAAGAATCTGAAATCAAACCAGATATGACAAGAGAGGAACATCAAAAGATTGTTGAGAAAGTGATGGGTAGTAAATAAACCCACACGAAAGTTCTTTTAGAATATAAGTGTTGGGTATACGAAAATGGCGTTCCCAACGACTAGTATGGATTCAACTTCATTGGCTTCAAATATCCCTTTACTTTGGGGTGAAAAAATCAATGAGTTTTATAAGTTGAAATTAATGATTGCGGACTTCTTTGTAGATAGAAGTTCCGAATTGGCAAGTGGAGGCTCTGCTCTTTATACTCCTAATTTGACAGAAATGTCTGCCAATTCAAAAACCAATGCTACTGCAGTAACTCTTAATGCTCCGACCGACACTAAGATTACTTTGACTGTAGACCAATGGTATGAAGTAAGTTTTGCAATTGAAGATAAAGAAGCGGCTCAAGTAAAGCATTCTTACTATCTTATGGAAAGATATGCTAAAAATGCTGGCTATACTATGGCTAAGAAATTAGAAGTAGCATTAGCTTCCTTGTTTAGTGGATTTGACACCTCAGTTGGTGCTTCAACTACTAATTTAGCCGATAGTGAAATTCGTGCTGCTATTTCTACTTTAGAAGCAACAGGAATTGACACTCAGACCGATTGTGCGTTTTTCCTTTCTCCAGCAGTATTTTGGAGACAAGTGCAGAACTTGGATAAGTTTAGTTTAGCCGTTAACTCACCAGTTAATGACCCTACTTCTAAACATCCAAGAGCTACCTTGTATGGAATTCCAGTATATGTTTCTAATAACATTCAATATGTTTCTGGAACAACTGGAAGATGGAATGCTTTAGCTCATAAAGATGCCTTGCATTGGGCAACATCTCCTTTGGGCTCAGGTGGTTCATTAGGTTCAAGTATGACAGGTAGATATGGTGTTCGTGTTCAATCTAACTATATTCCTGAATATCTTTCTACTCTTACTACCGCAGATTTACTCTACGGAGTAGTTGAGAATAGAGGTGATGCAGGTGTTGCTATTTTGACAAGTGCGACTGCCGCTTGAAATTAATAATTAAAGATTAATTATCCCTATTGGGTTCACAGTTCAGTCCGTGAAACCCAATAAGGACTGAAGATAATTATGATAAATTACAAAGAAAGACAAAGAAAACAATGGGAAACCAAAAGAAAAAATGGTACAGATATCCCTTGGAATAAAGGCAAAACTAATCTTCCTAAACTTTCAAAAGAAACTAAAGATAAAATAGGAATTGCTGGATTAGGCAATACTAATGGATTTAAAAAGGGACAATCCGCTTGGAATAAAGGCAAGGGAAAGTTTAAAAATAAAGAAGATAGACAGAAGGATAGAAATTTTAGAAAATATGGAATCAATGAAATAAAGTATAATGAGATTTTAGCAAGTCAAAATTATGTTTGTGCGATTTGCTTAAAACCAGAAACGAAAAAACATCAGAATGGAAATATTACAAGATTATCCATAGACCACGAACACGAAACAGGAAGGGTTAGGGGGTTGTTATGTAGCAAATGTAATTTTGCAATAGGACAACTCAATGATAATCCTTATTTATGCGAAAAGGCGATGCAATATTTATTAAATAATTAAAATTATGGGAAATGTAATTATTAGTTCAAATATAAAAAAAGAAAGCGTTAGAATAAATCCAGATGGAGATATTATTAATGCTAAAACAAAACAAGTTATTCAAAAAAATGATGAAACTGAAGTATTGCCTCCACAATCCCATCAGAAGCCACCAGAAGCCCCTGAAACGAATGATTTATCAAAAAGGATAAATAGTATGGTAGAAGCAAAAATATCAGAGAAAATCAATAAAATCGTTGAAGATAGGGTTAATGAAGCACTTAAAAATATATGAAGGTTTTTTTTGTAGGTTCTAATTTGAATGGTTGTTATAATGTTCGTTGTCTTTTCCCTTTACAAGCAAATGGTTGGGATGGAGATAGAACATCTTTTGGTTTAGAAAGAATGACCCCAGAAAACAAAGCAAAAGCAATGGCTGATGCTGATATAGTTGTATTTCATAGACCAGAAAGAAAAGAAAGACTAGAAGCAGCAAGATTACTTAAAAAAGAAGGAAAGAAAATAGTTTTTGATAATGATGATACTTATAAAGATTATGGAGGATTCAAGTTTAATGAGTATATGGATAAACAAATGCTTGATAAGGGATTGTCTAGGATAAATGAAAATATAGATACATTTATTAAGGAAGCAGATTTAGTTACTTGTTCAACAGAATTCCTAAAAGAAGAATATAAAAAAATAAATCCTAATGTTATTGTATTGCCTAATTGTGTTGACCCATTTTATTTTGACGAACCATTAAGAAATGAAAGTGATATTATAAGAATAGGAATAACAGGTTCGGTGGGCGTAACTTCTGATATAGAGCCATTAAAACCAATTATAGAACACTATCAAAACGACCCAAGAGTAAGAATAGTTTTATTATCAATGCCTCCTCAGACAGAAAATGAAATTTACAAAGAACTTTATAAAGAAGAATATAATTTTTGGAGTAAAGTAAATATGGAGTGGCATACTTATGTTCCAGCAGATGAATATTATGATTACTTAAATAACTTAAAATTAGATATGGTAATCATCCCAAGATATGATAGTTTATTCAATCGTTGTAAATCTAATTTGAAGTTTTTGGAGAATTCAGCATTACAGATTCCTTCTATATGTCAGGCATTTTCTACTGGAGATTCCCCATATCAACAGAATAAATCGGATGAACCTTATTTACTTTTAGCAAACACCTTTGAAGAATGGATAGAAAAAATAGAATTGCTTATAAATGACAAAAAACTTAGAAGGGAATTGGGTGAAAAAGCACAGAAATATGTTTTTGATAATTATAGTATTGAAAAGAACGCTTGGAAATGGAAAGAGGCATATGAAACTTTATTAAAACAATAATTATGCCAAAGGGAATTTATAAGGATAAAACTAAATATGTTGGGGGTAAAAAGGGAAGAAAAAAATGGATAGTTAATGATACCTCTAATATGAGTAAGAGTAAGATTGGAAAGAAACGATTACCTTTCTCTACTATTTGTAAAGAAAGAATGAGTAAATCTCATAAAGGAAAACATACTGGTATAAAAAGTAATTGGTGGATTAAGGATAGAACAAAACTGAAAAAATCAGAGAATAAAATGAATGATTATGCGTATAAAATTTGGGTTAAAGAAGTTAGAACAAGAGATAAAAATGAATGTAGATTATTAAATAATGAGTGCAAGGGTCGTCTTGAAACTCATCATATCTTTTCTTGGAAAGAATATCCTAATCTAAGATATCTATTAACAAATGGCATTACACTTTGTGCCTTTCATCACCCAAGGGGTATTGAAAAAGAGAAACGAATGATTCCAATATTTCAGGAATTATTGTCAGTATCAAAAGAACAATTTTGTCAAGAAAAATAAAATTAGAAAATAATAAATTAAAAAAATTACTTGAAGAAAAGAGTGCCTTAATTACAGAGGGAAGGAGGGTTTCTGAAGATGTAGAAAATCTTGAAAAAGAATTAGGGGAGATTGA